ATTTTTGTTTTTTCCTGGTTATTTTTTATTTTCTATCAGCACCATACACTCTTTTCTTATGTACGGTAACCCAATCTTGGTATTGATAATGTTGTCGATAATCACACTTGTCCGCATTATAAATATGACGTCTTTGTAACTCATCTAACTCAGGAAATTTATCAAACATTTCCTCAGCCGTCATACCTATTCTACGAATCAAATCATTAACAAGTTTTTTATTTGAAACCGACTCAGCCTGTGCCAACATCTCTCTAGGCGTACGAACACACCCAGACAACACCAATCTATCATGCATATATTTAGCTGCCTCATATGTTATCAAATTAGTACCATAAGATTCCCAAGCGTGACCATAAGTTTTTAACAACGCTCCAAGAAATCCATCATTATTATCAATGGTACTCATCCTAACTAAAGGTTCTAGAAAAGGCTTATAGGGAAGCACAGGAGCTGCTCCCTCAATAAAAGTATTCTCGATAAAATACCTTTTCAAAAATTTAGGACCTTTATATATGAAAACTCCAGTGGCATGATCCACTTCTGATAAAAACTTTTCATACTCCCTATAATCCCGTAACTCCATATTACAATATCGTCTTAAAAACTCAGCGAAACCCGAAGCGGAAATAATACCACGAAGCACTTTAGGAAAGCACCAAATGTGATCATCTCCATATATTATAAATCGAATAAGACCAATCATAATAGCATCATTTATAAAAAAAGCTATCTGAGGATGAGAAGACATGAGATGTGTCAAATATAAACAAAAACACAACCCCATTATCCATGAATCGCCGTGAGACGTTTCAGGACCACCGGAATACATTACTCCACAAATAACTCTCCATATATTACCAACCTGCAAGGTTACTTTATTGGCAACATGATACATAACATATGAATAAAGTCTTTTCATAAATGCTCTCTGCTTATCGTTCATTTTTTATAATTATAATAACGACTTCCGCCTGCCAAATAAACATAAAGCATCCAATCCGTAATGTGCTTATCAAGAGCCGTTATATCTCCATCAACCCATATGAGGTCTTTAGAATCATAACCAAGGAACTTAGCTATCTCATACCATTGACCATCATAGGCGGAACAACCTATCTTAATAACATTAC